CTTGAATATGTAATATTATATACAACAAACCTTTTATCTTCTGCTGCTATAACACTTTCGTCATTTAAATCTTTATAATATATACTTATCAAATCTCCCAATTGAATTATTGGTGTAGCAAAAATATCTAGACTAATTGCACTCTTAGGATCTATTGTTTTGTCAACAATCCAGCCAAGCAAAGACTCTGCTTCATCACGTGATTGCACGTAGGGAACATCAATAGTAAATTCTTTTGTTCCATACTTTGATTTACTATTTTTTAATTTATCATATTTATTTTTTGAAACTACATTTGATTGTATAGTTGCATCATCCAAGTATTGTGTTTTAATATTATTTGAATTTTCTTTGTAGTAATCATCTACAGTTAATGTGTTGTTAGTTGATTGAGTAAAGGCAACTCCCTGAATTCTTAAATAGTTTCCAGATGTTTCATCCAAAGACAAAGCCGTATCAGTAGCATTAAAAATTAAAAACTCTGCTCCATAAGCATCTGGTACAAATCCTGAAACAGTATATCCCTTAATTTGATTAAAGGTTGGAGATATTCTTGAATATAATGCTGGATATGCTTTATCAAATTTAACATTAAAGTAAGCACATTCTCTCATTATTGATCCAAATTCATCAAAATAAAAATTGTAAGATGGTGGCTCTGCTGGACTAATTCCAGATAGATGTGTAGACTGAACTACTGAACTAAGAGCATGTTTTCTAAATGCTTCATTAGAAGTTAACTCTTGATTGTCAAATATTTTATTAAAAGGAACATCTAAATTTTCTTCCATATTTTTTGCATAGTTACTGCCAAGTGCAAATATGTTTTCAAACATAACCTTTGATGTTCCTCTAGTAAAAATACACATATTGTTATAGATTGGAAGTGGGCTTGCATCATCTACAATAGCAACTATGTTATTATTTATATACAAATAAAATTTTCTTGTTTGGTTTATATCTAAATATTCAACTGCTATATCGTATACTGTTGGATTTTCTTCACCTGTCATTCTATATTGACCAGTAAAGTTACCGTCGTCAACTAAAATATTTGTTGAACCAGACCAAAGTTTTACTGGCACTCCAAGGTTTCCTTCGCTATCTTTTCCTACTTTATAAAACAATAAATTAGCAATGTTAGATCCATTACTATATTTTTCTATATTGTTTTCTGTTAATGCAACTATTTCAAAATAATATCCAACGTTGGTTGATGGATTAACCATAATTCCTAACCCGCCAGAACCACCACCAATACTGATATTTTGAGATGGCTCACTTCCTGGAGATACGTAATATGTCATACTTCCTACAGGTGATTGACCTCGAACTTCATTGTTTTCAATATTACCGATTATCCTTAGTCTAGTTCCAAAATGTTTAAACTTGTTGTTTAATGGCTTATACACATAGTTAATGTAATCAATAGGTTTCTGTTCAAAAGTAAATGAAGGGCCAGTCATAACTAAAGCAGAAGACTGAACACTGCCAGACTTGTTATTTATTGAATTCTTATTATCATATTCTGAAACATAAGAACTTGACAAAAAGTTTTTAATCTTACTTGTTCTTGTAGTTTGTTTTGCTATATTATTACTTATTCCAGCAGGGCCAACAACAACAGTTTTATCTAAATCTTTATCTGAAAACAAGTACTCAGAATACATATTGCATCCTCTAACGTTATCGTTATTAACCCAATATGGATCTAGTCCTGCATAATGATTAGTTATTTCTGTACCAAATTGTGCTCTTCCATTTTTAATAACATTGCCATTTTTTAAAATCTTAATTCCATTTTTTTCTACATAGTCTAGTTCTGTATAAATTCTTATTAATCCAGTTGGATACATTTTTCCATTAAATGGAAGTTGTGAAAAATAATTTTCATAATCTTGAACGTTTGTTATCCATAGATTACCAAATCCTGAAACATTATATTCAACAGCATCGTATCTTATAACTTCTCCGTTTGAATAAAAATAACCATTATAGTTTCCTAACCAATATACATTTTCTCCAAGATCTATTGTGTTATTAATTAAAGTATTGTTTTCAATTACTGGAGCAATATCATTTAATGAAGACGCAAGTGGTATTGCTGAAAGAATATAAGAAGACATAGTGCTTGCTGATTCATTAACAGTTTTAGTATTATTTTTTCCAGACACTTCCCACAAAAGTGTTGGCTTGTATACCCAAGTTTTTTCTTTATCTAAAAGAGTTGCTTGCTTTATTGATCCTAAAGTTTTTTGAATGTATCTAGTTGTATAGTTAATGTTTCCTGAATTTAAAACTTTTGTATCTACAAGAGATGCATTAATTATACTTTCTTTTTTATTAACAAGGACATTGTTTGAACCGTAAAGAACCATATCTACTGATCTATCATTTATTTTTGGAACAGTATAGTTTTTACTCATTACGACTAAATCATTTTCTTCATTAAAAAACATTGCAGACTGAGAAGATACTGCTAAATCATTTAAAACTTGTGCAATATTTTTTTCGTCATTACAAAAAAAGAAAGGGATTACTAACTCTTTTTCATCGTCAATTTTTTTAAATTTATAATTAGAAAATCCAGCATAATCTAATAAAAGAGAAATTGCAAAATTAACAGAAACGTTAGTTAAAAATAAGTTAGGGGCATTTATTTGTTCTAAGTAAAAATATAAATCTCTTAACTCTACAGAAGTTTTTCCATTTTTTATGTCTGTTTGTGGTATGTTATCTGAATAAAACTTTTTTAGTGGTATGTAGTTATTATCGTTAGATCCAGTGAATACCTCTTCATAAAAACTAAACTTAACATTATTATTTAAATATTGAGAAATTATGCTTAAGTTATTATTTTTATTGAATGCTAAAGATGGATCAATAATTTCTAAGTTTCCACCAGAAGCCAACAATTGGCCAACTGGTAAGCCGTTTAAATTTAAATCAGATATTGATTTGTTTAATGTGTAGTTAATAACATTATCAGTAATATCTGCTACCAGTCTAGGGGATAATTCTATTAACTCAAAAACACTATCAAATTTATTCATGGTTGTTACAATAACTCTTAAACCATCTATATATTCAAATTGGTTATACTTAATATTTTTTTCATTATTATCAAAATAAGAAAATGGTGAAGACAACTCTGTAACCAAAGATGATTTATCTACTTCTTTTTCTAATAAAGACCAACCATAATTTGCTGCAAATTCGTCATACCCTAGTCCATTGTATACATACAAAGTTCCTACTTCTCCACTAAAATTATCTCTTACTAAAAATGCATCTCCATAATTTCCTGTTAGTGGTAACTGTGAACTAGATAATAAAATTGTTATAAAATTAAAACTGTCTTTATATTTTAATGGAGTAACAATTCCATACTTTAACTCAACATGTCCATCAGATTTGATTACTTTACTTCCATCACTTCTTGTAGAATTTTGATCAAAACTAATTAAATCTGTCCAAATGTTATTTCTTAGTTTTTGTACTTTCCATACTAAAGGTGTTGTTTGATTTTCATATCCATAAAAAGGATCACTTATAGTTCCTGAAACTGTAGAAAACGATCCAAGATCAGTGCTTCCTACGTTAGTTTGCATTTTGATAACTATTCTGTTAGTTGGTATACTATTTTTATATACTACAAATGGTGCAACATCATCTATATAATTTTTACCATTTGATATATTTTTTGCTATACCTCTTTCAATTCCATCTTCAGTTCTATAAGAACTCCAATATTTAAAATAATCTCTTTTGTCTGACATATAATATCTTGGTCTATCTGATAAATATGAATTAGGATTATGAAAATATTTGTTATTAAAATATCTTATTTTATTAATTCCAGATCGTGGTCTAAATTTACCAAAACAATCTTCTAATGAAAATAGTTGAGATTCTTTTTCTCTATTTGAAATAAATAGTTGTGGTTCGTTATCATCATCAACACCACCATCTACAATAATATCTGCATCCGTTGCATTAGTATAAAAGTTTCCAGTATCCTTATAATCATATGAATCAAAAATTTGTTTATATTTAGATAAGTTTTCTAATGGTCTATATCTATAGTTGCCTATTTTTAATAAATTTTCTGAACTATTTAAATTCCATTCTGCTAAAACTAAACCTTTTACACCTACAGTATTTGAAGTTTCAAAAACTTCTTTTATGTTTTCTTTTACAAACATTATACTTCTTCCAAAGATAAACTTATATCCCACAAATCATGTTTGCTATATCCTCTTTTATTTACGCTGTATGAAAAATCTGAGAATAATACTTCTATAACTTCTTGATACTCACCAAGTCTATTGTATGTATTGTTTTGATCTTTTAATTTAATATAATTATCATAAGCAACAAATAGATAAAAAGAACCTTTGTGATTTAAGTACCAATCTAATAACTCATTTCCTCCTGCTCCACCATCTACAGTATAGTTATCTAAACCAGCATCGTTTGCTCCAGTGCTGTTGTTAAAATTTGCAAGATTAGAAAAAGATCTAGATGGTAAGTTTTGCCAACTTACAGAAAAAGTATTTTTATCTGCAATATAAAATGATCTCATTTTGCCATTAATGGTTCTTTCTTTTTGCTCAAGTCTATTATTTTTAATATCTATTGGACCACGATTATGATCTGACAAAATCAAAAATCTTTCATTTTGATTAGCATCTGGAACTGCGTTTATCTCAATTCCATCTGGAACGTGAGTCATCCCATTTGCACCCTGTATGAGGGTTCCAGGGGTATCTGCAAACAAGAGTGCTTGGGGTCTACCATATTTCTTTCTACCAGCAAGGTAATTTAAAGTTGCCATTATATTCTATTCCCCTTAATTCTTTGAGAATCTATTTGCTTAATCTGCATCATTACCGTTCTAGCAATCTCGTTAGGGTTTGCATCAGACTTAACATTAACACTCAAGTTATAATTATACACTGAAGATGATTTAGGGTTTTCACCTTTATTGATTGCTCTTAAGTTATCTACCCCAAATTTATCTACACCATATTTACTTACAATAAATTCACCAGGAGTTAGCATTGCTGGCACGGTATCTGTACCAACTGCAAAACCACCAAAAGCAAATTTTTTAATCATTCCACCCATGTAATTCTTTTTAATTGGTTTTGATACTGGTGGAACATATTGTTTTTTAGGCATAGGGGTTATATATTTTTGAGGAATATAACTTGAAGTTCCACTACCATAAATATTTGACAAAGTTGCAGTAGTTAACTTAGATTGTTTACCACCCATCACACCTGGTATAGTCATTGATAATGGTGCGTATTTGTTTGATGACAAAAATGATGAACTTAATTTATTTGTTTTAGTTGATGTTGAACCTTTGTCTTTACCCGTTGGTTTTTTATCATCAGGTTTTTTATCATCTGGTGGAGGTGGTCCTGAGTCACCACTAAAACCACTAAATGTCATTGTTGACAATGTTCTCATGGTTTCAAGAATTTGATCATAAGTAGTCTTTATTGTTTCTACTACACCAAGTGCTCCATCTAATGCATCTTTATATTTACCTGTTGCTACTTCAGCACCTTCAATTCTAAGTTTTTGCTCTTCCCATTCCGTCTTAGTCATGTTAGCAACTTTAAATACTTCGGTTACTGCTTTAATTTCTTCATTAATAAGATCAACTTTAACTTGTGCCAATCTTGCCTGTTCTTGTAGTGGTGCAATAGTGTCTTGATCAATTCTATAATTTTGTTCTTTTAATAGTTTTACTTTTTCTTCTAGTTGGTCCCTAGTTAACCCATTAGCACTTAGTCTACCTATCTGTGCATCTCTAGATGCTTCCATTCCAGTTCTTTGTTGATCTATTGCATCTTGAGCATTTTGAGCACGAAGTTCTTGTGCTGCTCTTGCTGCAGCGTATATATCTCCTTGAGACAATGCCTCAGCAATTGATATTCTACTTTTTTCTTGTCTAGATATTACTTCATTAATTTTAGAAATTTTATCAAGTGCTGCAAATTGTTTATCGTACTTTTCTGTAATTGCTTCTGCTTGATCACTAATACTCTTTAACCCATCTTCGTATCTAGCAATTTGATAATTGTTGGCATCTTGAATATTTCTTGCTAACTTAATTTGTTTATTGCTATTATCAATAATTAGTTGTTGTGCATCAAGTTCGCCTTTTCTTTTTTGTCTAATTAATTTTTCTTGTATTTCAAAAAGTTTCATAGCAGCATCAAACCCAGGATCAAACTGATTAGAATATTGACCAGTGCTTATGTCTCTATTAAATATTTCTTTAAGGGTTAGTTGCCTTTCTTTAACTAATTTAAGAACATCTGCTCCTTTTGCTTGTGCCACTGCTGCTGCAAACGAACTATCTTTTATTGCATCATAGGCACCAGCAAGAGACATTCCAGACTTAGTTAATACATTAAATGCAATTGCTTGATTTTTACTATCTGCAACACTCTTTCTTTGATTTTCTACATAGTCACCAATTGCAATACTATTAAGAGACTGTTGCAAAACCTTTGTATCTTTAAACATTGATTTGTATTTATCATAGTCTTCTGCGGATAGTCCAGTGATGAAGTCAATAGTATTTTGTCCAGCACCTTCTCCTCTAAGTTTTTGTGCTAAGCCACCAAACCCTAGTGTTTCTTTAGCAAGTTTCTTTAAGGCGTTTCCTGAGTCGTTCCAGCCCATTGTCATTTCTTGTGTGGCTTTTCTTACATCTCTTAGTTTCTTTACTATGTCGTCTAATGGTGACCCTGTTGGTCCCCCGCCACTTTCTGACTCTTGTTCTGCATCTGCTCCCACGGATGTGTCTGCTAACTTTTGTTCTGTTACTTTATATCCACCATAACCAATAAAATCTTCAATTGATTTTCCTATGTTACCTGCTTGCAATGACCAATTCTTATAAGCCTTAACAAATGTAGGATCTCCTTTAAGATTTAACATTGCTGTTGAGGCAGCCAAGAAGTTTCTTTTTTGATCTTCTGGCATCATCTTCCAATCTTGACCCCTGGCTACAAGTTCGTCAAGTGCTTTCTGTCCAACTGTTTTTACCGCAAATTCTAATGTTAAATCTTTAGCACTAGTGTTATTTATTTTTTCTAACATTTCAGAAATTTTTGCAGAAGCACCAGAAGTTTGTGCATAATCTAACAATACTGGAACTTCTACTCCTTCACCAACCATAGCAAGTTGTCTAATAGCATTAAAAGCCTCTAACTCTTTTCTTGATTCTTCTGGAGTCTTTGTTTCAAAACTATATATAAACTCTAATGCCTTATCTGAACTAGCAAAATTATCTGCTAAATCATAAATTAAGTTTGCATCTTTGCCACCAACTTTTGGCATAATGCTTAAAATCTTATCTATGTCTTTTCCATCTGTAAATTTAGTTAAAATATTGGCTACTGTTTCTGGATTTAAATCTTGAGTAGCCATACCCAATTCTATATTTAATTTTGTTGCTTCGCTTACCTTTGCTTTATTTAATTTTGAACCTGTTTCAGCAGCAAGTGCTGATAATAAAGGACTGTCCATATAAACTTGTTTAATTGATTCTTGTGCAGCAGTCCTCATTGCTTTAATAGTTGAAGGATCTGCACCCTCTAATCTATTTTGTATAACATCATAATTTTGTCTGCTTTCATTTAATAATGCTGCTTTCTTTTCTTCTCTTTCTAATATTAATTTATTAACTTCATTAAGATCTCCAGCAATTTTTGCAGCCTCTATTTTTTTGCTATATTCTACCTCTGTTACATCCAACATTTGTTGTTGTGTTTCTAACAAAACTTTCATTCTTGCAAAAACAGCAGCACCACTTTCATTAGAAGATTCTGGCCTATATCCTCTTGCCCTTGCTATTTTTTCTTGTGCACTCATTGAATTATAATCAACCAATGTGGAATTACTTGCACTAATAAGTCTATTTCTTTGTTCTTCAATAAGTTTAGTTTGAATTGTTATTCCATCTTTTAATACATTCTCTCCACCTGGACCCAACATACTAATAAGTTTTGTGTTAACAGCAATAGAGAAATCATAATCCTGTATCGCATCTCCAATGTTTGCTGCTATACTACGTGCTTGTTTATAATCTAATGCACCAGATACAACTGATCCAATAAGTTGATTAGACAGATCTGAAATAGCACCCTCTTTACCAGATTTAGAAATTGTTTTTTGAATAGACTCAACCCTTGCTTTTCCTTCATCTGATGCAACAAAACTTTCACCAAATGTTGTTTTCCCTGTTTTTATTGGGAAAGGAGATGCAAAGTTAGCACGTCTTCTGTTCATAATTTCTGTTGCTGTTACAGTACCAGCAAATTTAGAAAATTCTTGCATAGGCTTTATACCTGTACCCATTGAATCAATAAGTTTTAAGGTAGCCTTCATTTCGTCTTTCTTTGCTTTATTTAATTTAAATATACCAAAAGCAAGTAAACCTATTAGTGATACAACTGCTGCAAGTGGTGCAGACATCATTCCAAATAACATTGATACCATCATTATTGGTCCCATTAGTTGTTGTGCTGTATCTCCAACCTTACCGCCCATCATTGATGCTCCCATGACTGCTGTAGATGCTGCCATACCAATCATTCCAGCACGTGGACCTTTTGCATCACCTGCAACCTTACCTTTGCCACCATTGCTACCAGCCATCATCTGGTTTTGTTTGGATAATTTTTCTTGTTGTCTTCTAATTGATTTATCTGTTGCTGTAATACCAGTTGATTTTCCATACAAAGCATTTGCTGATTGTGAAGTTGTTAAATTACTTACATAAGCATTTCCTGTTTTTCTTCCTGCCATTGCTGCGTCGTCAACAGATTCATTTAATCCTATTAGATAACCTTTTCCACTTTGAGTTCCAGCAATTTGTGGTTCTTTTGCTGGTGAATTAATTTTTAATACTTTTTTTAAACCTTCAACATAACCTTGTTTTCCAGCAATTCCAATTTTTTCAGCATACTGCATACTTTTTCTTTGAAGGTCTTGTAGTGCTTCTCGCAATAAATTACTTGGTAGACTCATTGCACCACCTTTAAGTGGAAGTATTGATCCAGGTAACGATCTATCTTGTGCAGTAACATGTGCTCTTGTTAATGATTTGGGGTCTAAATCTTCAAGAGGATTCCTTTCTGTTAATGTTTTAATTTTTGTATCAAATGACCTAGCACTTCCAAAAAGTCTTTTATACCAAGTAGATCTCACTACTTTTCCAGATTCTGGATTTATCGTTGCTGCAGGAACCCTAAAATTACCACCTTTTAAAATATCTTCATCTGTTGGATAAAATGTTTTTTGTAATCCAGTTGCAGCACTTGCTGTTTTTCCACCTACTGCCTGCATTTGTGCAAGAATTGGATCAATCTTAACTCTGGCCTTTTCAAAAGCCTGACTAATATGTGTTGTATCTTTTGCAGACTCCTTTAATGCATCAGCAATTTGTTGTGTATATGGAACTAGTTCTGTTTGCAAATCTGCTACTAGTTTAGGAGATAATCTAAAACTACCTTCTATCGAGCCTGCAGCAATTGCAGTATTTCTAATTGATTGTTCAAATGCTTTTGTGTCTACAAATGATCTACTCATTCCATATCCACCAGAAGTATTTCCTGGTGCCATCAATGTGTAAGGGGCAAGTGCTCTAGACTGACCACCTTCTAAACGTGGAGTTTTTCCTTCTGCAAACCCTGGTATGTTATCAGCAATCATTCCGCTAATTAGTGGTGCGTATTTTTTAGCCATTGGTGCAGGAATTACTGCTTCTTTTGGTGAAAGCATTGCTGGAACTTTATCTCCAGTACCACTTCCTGGAACACTGACTACACCTTTTGCATAACCCTTTGGCTGTTGAGCAGTACCACCTTTACCTCTAACAGCACCCAAACCAAACATGCTTTGTGTTGCTATTGCTTGTTGATATGCTAATGATAGATTTCTAACTGCCGCTGTTTCAGATGTAAACCTTTGTGTTAATTTCATGTGTGCTTGATCTAATGATGCAGCAACTCCTGCAGCCCTTAATTGTTCTTGTGTTAAATAACTAGTTTGTTCACCTAAAATTTGAGTAGAACTTCCAGTTTTATTGAATAATGATTTTACTGCAGTAAAGCCTTTGATTATATTTGCAATACCATTAGCCAACAAACCAAATGACATTAATGCTAATGGACCTATACCTGCTAACACTGCTGTTAATAAGACCATTACTCTTTTTGTACCGTCTCCAAAATTTTCAAAATTTGCAAAAACATTACCAAAAAATTTAACAATTGGAGTTAAAGCCTTTAAAAATTCTGCACCAACAGGAGCAATTGCTGTTTTAAGATCTTGGACTTCTTTCTTAAATTTGTATAAAGGAGAATCCTCTACCTTTTTTAATTCTCTTTCAGATAAAACAGCCAACTCTTCTACAGTTGCTTGTGTCAATCCAGCAACAGTTTGAGCCTGACTACCCTCTTTAATAACATTTTGAAACAATGTAGAAATACGAGCAAACTGAAACTTACCAAACAACTGTTCAATTGCTCTAGCACGATTTAATGGATCTAGTTGATCAAATGCTTTAGCCATACCAATAACAAGATTTCTCACATCACCTTGGTTTGCTTCAACAATACCTTTAATATTTATACCCATTTTGCCAAGTGATTTTGCTGCTTTTTCAGTTGGATTAATCATAGATGCCAGACCAGACTTAAGTGCGTTAGCACCTTCTCCAGCCTGAATACCACCTTCACGCATTGCAGTCATAAAGAATGCTAAGTCTTGAACATCTCCACCAAGTTGTTTAATTACTGGTGCTGCTTTAGGAATTGCAGTTGTTAAATCATCAATGTTTAAAATTGTTTGGTTTTCCACTGCGTTTAAGAAGTTAATATCTTCTGACAACGCCCTAGTTTCTTTTCCAAATGCAGATGTTAAAGAAATAATAGTATCAAGAGATTTTTGCTGATCAATTCCACCAAGTACGGCTAATTTATTTGCTTGCTTTACTTGCTCTAATAAGTCTGTTCCCATTTTGCCTGTTGCTGCAACATCTGCAGCCATCTTCATAGTATCTGCTACTGCTACCCCATATTTAGTAAACTCATTAGCAAGTGCTTGAACATCTTTTAATGCTTTTGCTGTTTCTGTATTTGTTGTAAAAAGATCACCATAAACACGTTTAAATCTAATTGCCTGTTCTTCTAAATCCATAAATATTTTTGATGCAATTGTGCCAAAAGATACTAATGGAATTGTAAAACCAACCATAAGTTGACGACCAGCCCACTGTGTATTCTTACCAAAGTTTAATAGATTGGTAGAACCCTGTCTTAATAATTGATTAAGCAATGCTTGGCGTTGAGCAGCCATTGCTACCTTAGTACCATAATCGTTCATGTCCAAAGTTAATGGACGAACTGACATTGCTTTAAGAGCACCACTTGCATCTCTACCCATTTTAATATATTGGGTTTGTAATGTTTTTACATTTTCTCTTGCAACTTTATTGATAGTATCAAATTCAGATTTAAATAATTTTCCAAAAGTTCTTGTAGAAGCACCAGCATACCTAAAATACTCTCTCATTGAGAGTTGATTTTTTTCTAGTGCTGTATTAAATGCGTCAGTTGTTGTTCTGATCTTTTTCATTTCGGCATAGAATTTGCCGCCAGCGTTTATTTGATTTGCTAGGTTTTGAGAAAGGTTATTAGATACTGCAACACCTGCAGCACCTGTTTTTGCCATTGAGGTGTGAAAGGCTGATATCTGGCGTTGTAACGCTTTTAATTGCGTTAACGCTTCACCAGTGTCAATACCAATTTTTATATTGGACTCTACATCAGCCATTCATTAGTACCTCTTTATTTAGTTTTTATGGTAGATTATTAAGAAGTGCTGCATCTGCTAATTTAACTCCAGATGCTTCTTCTATAATCTGATATACCGTTGGAAGATCCATATTTTCTTCTAACGCTGCTAAGTCTTCTGCAAGTTCTGGTTTGTATTGTTTCATTGCAATTTGAATACATTCCATTAATATGTTCATTGATTTTTCGTTATCTTCTGCGACCGCTGCTACACCTTCGAATTTCTTCATGAAAGGACGTAGGAGAGAAATTTTCAGTGGTCTTACTTTGATTTTTGTGCCGTCAATAAGCGTAACTGTTTTTTCTTCGTTAACAGTAGTTGCCATTTTTCCTCCTTATAAGGTTAACCTTAATTATATCACAGAGGACCTATATTTTAACCAACAACCTCTTCATACCCCAAACCATTCCCAATACCAAACCCTGCTTTCTGTGCTCTTGCTCCACGAAGGTTTGTTATGTCATTGGCGTCTTTTCCTTTGTATAATACTCTTTTTTTCATATCTTCCCAAGCATTATCATTTTTATCTTTATCAAGATCTACTCCTTGCATTGCCGCCGCAAATTTTTTATCACCATAATCTAATTCTCTTTTTACTTCTAATAAAGATATTAATTCTGGCATTGATATAGAGTTTTCTAAATCGTCAAAGTTCTTCCAAGCACCTATTAAAAAAGCCTCAGACTCTAACTTTACAAGATCTAGGTCTTGCCAGTTTGATCCATCGCTTTGAGACTTTGCTTGATTCTCAACAGTCTCTTCTTGATCGATATTTATCTTTATTCCAGCACAATATTCCAAAACCTTATATACTGTTTTTATATCTAAGTTATCTTCTATCAGTTCTACTGAATCAGAAATAGATGGATAAAACTCTTGCATTGCAATTCTAACAGACTCAACCATCATCTCTATGGCTTCATCTTCTGTGCTATCTTTATTTATTTTATTAAAACTGTCTAATATACCTCTTAGGTATTTTATTTTTGATGGGCCAACTGTTATTTCTGTACCGTCGATTAATTCGATAACATTTTCTTCATAAACTTTTGTGGCCATTAAACCATTATATCAAATAGAAAAGCCCACCGTTTTATGGGTGGGCTAATCTTGTAAAATTACTTACTAAGCAATTGTACGATCAACAATCTTACCATACATACCGTCATCTAACGGTAACATACGGAAAGTTACGTCAAACATAGATGCTGCATCACGTTTTGCTGATGCTACTACGTTTTCGATTGACAAAGCACGGTATCCGATATAGATACGTTCCTTATCGATTGATGGGTCACCAGTTCCTGGACCAACGGCTACTATACCACGTTCTAGAGGAACGTCGCCTAATTCACCTGAGTTGATGTCGAAACTTTGGCTTCCTGTACCAATACCTGTTGCGGTTGATAATTCATCTAAATCATTTACGTTTGCTGCTACTGCCACTAGAAGGTTTTCTAGTGTTGCTTCTGCAAATGATGTTGCCAAAGATACTTGCATGCCGTCTTTGAAAAGACGAGCAACGTCAAGAACTTGATCAACTTGAACTTCACCGAAAGATGGTTGGAATGTAAGTTCGATACCATTGCTGGTATAACCTACGTTTGTAAAGTCAACGTCATCAGCCAAAGTATCTTTGTATGATGTTGCTGCTTCAAATGCTGGTAGTGGTCCACTTCCAATTGCGTTGGCTAGAGCACCGTTATTATATGTAAACAATGCGGCTGCACCAACGATAATGTTGTTGGACGATCCACGAGAATATGCCATTTATTTCACCTCTCCTTGTAAAGGGTTTTCTTATTTAGTTGTAAAGCGATGTTTCCTCAAGGTCAAGTATAACACCATTTTGTTATTAGAATCTAGAGGAAAACTGCCCTTTATCTTCTTCTGAAATGTTTGAATATTTATGCCAATCGTAATCTAAGATAATCTTGTTTCCCGCAAAGGTTCTGGCTGTTCCAAAGTCTATGATGTCTCTAGTCTCTTGAAGTTGGTAGGTTTTAAAGGTGTGAAAATATAGGGGAAGGGACATATCCTTAAGTGCTATGTTTGGGCCAGGGATTTCTGTTTCTTGGTTATCCCTTATCCATTTATTTATATCAACTGCAGACTCATCCAGTGCGTTTAAGAGATCTTGAATTTTTTGACTTATAATGATTGTTCTTTCAACTGCGTCGTCACCAAAGTTATAAAAATAGTACATTATTTGTTCACTATATGTATGAGGAAAATTCTTTCTATTCATTCTAAACATTCTGTCATATACTGCAAATGTTCCTTCAGAGTTTGGAAATGATTCAGTCAGAGCAGCAATGTCTGTTGGGCTAGTAGGAAAAAACGGTATAGTAAAATCTTGATCAAAAAACTCACTAATCTTATTTTGTAAATAAGCATTAATCAATGAAGGTGGATGATGTATCGTAGCAGCCATTATGCAATCACCGCATTAGAAATCCACTTATATCCAGTTGAATACCCAACACCTTTACCACTACGTTTTCCTGCTGCCATATTAGTTTTAAATACTTGTGGTCTTTTTATATAATCATATAGACCAGATGCTTTTAAAAATGATTGTTTAAAATATTGTAGAAAGAACATATCTATAGTTGACTCAAAACTACCCTGTGCATCTTCTCCACCAGGGCTAGATACTGAAACTGGATTTCTAGTAAACACTGTTTCTCCATCTTGCTCAAAAACCAATACAGGTGATTTCTTAGGTCTTATTATAACTGGAATACCGTTTTCCATTATTTTTGCTTTATTATAAAAAGGAGTTGTTGATCCATCTTTTACTTGAGATGATTGTGTAAATGTGGACATCACTGATAATCCTAATCCACTAACAGTATATTGTATATCAAATAATCTTGCATCTGGACTTCCAGACTTATACCACTCATAAACATGTTGCAATGCTGCTGGATCTATTCTAGCGTTGGTGTCAACAAATTGTTTCAAAACCTCTATCGTTTGTTTTCCAAGATTATTTAAAAATAACTTTTTGCCACCCTCAACTCCTTCTAAAAACCCCATAGAGTATTTTACAATATTGTCCATATCTTTTTTAAACTGTCTTGTATCAAATCTTATCATAAATCTATCGCCTGACTATCAGACCTTTTAATTACAATCTTATAATATTCTGTTTTTCCAAACAAACCAGAGTATGGGCTTAGTGTTGCAATTTCAAAAAGACTTGATTTACCAGCACGAACCCCACCTGTTTCAACATATATAGGGTTACCTTCTCCATCTGATATATTTGTTATAATAAGATTAGTTAATGCAATTCCACCATTCATATCATCAAATCTAATGTCTGTTGGAACTCTACCGCTCAAAACTTTGTCAAACAAGATTGCTACATTTTGTACTTGTTGCTCTTCTTTATTTCTAAGGTTGCCAGATGCAAAGTAACATTTTATATCTTTAAATTTTGACCATTGCTTTTTAATATTACCGTACTGACCTTGCTCAACAGATGAATAATACACTTCTGCTGTCATGGGATATAAAAAGTTGTCGTCTAAACATGTCATAGTATTCCTAGTCTAGTAATGTTTTTAGTATATTTTGATAGTATTTGATCAACTATGATATTACCTGTACCGCTAAATAATTTACTAGCATTAAATTTAACCTTGTATTGGTCTGTTTGATATTCTTCAACATATCTTTTATATTGATCAAGTCTTCCACATTTAATATCATTAACTAACATTTCTGTTGCTGCCTGAATATCTGATGGAACTGTTTTATATCCAGCATCTAGAACTAATGTATAGTCATATCCTGTAGGAAAGGTAACAGTGTCCCAACCGTAATACCCTAAATCACCGTATGATACTGGAAGATTTGGTAGCGTTTTTTCTAATCTATTTAATGATTCTGTTGAATTGGGAATATATTCTTGTACAGCAGAGTTATCTAATGATAATTTAAAATATCTATCGTTTGTTTCTTCATCAACATCAAAAATTAAAACATCGTTTTCATAAACTCTCAATACCTTGTAAGCATTTACCCACAAAGGTATATAGTCTAATCCTTCTCCAACTGTTTGAACAATAACTTTTTGATTATAAAAACCATCAACAACGAATGAGTCAATAATTGATCTTGCAATAAGTTCGTTATATTTTGCTTCTGTTATTTCTGAAGCGGTAGTTCCAAGTTTATTGGGGTCAGTATATGGTCTTACTATGTCTAAATTATCTTCAAACACTATTTCTTCATCTGAATTTAAAATCTTAACTTCATATTTTCTGTCAAATTCTATTTTTGATAATGGTATTACATATGTTATTTGTAAGTTTGCTGAAGTTATATTTGATTCTTCAACAAAGTGTTCCACCAAATCCTGTAATCTAAGAGTGTAGATATCTCCACTTGTTGGGACATCAAACTTTAGTGTTAGTGGGTATGGTGGAACCCTTAATGCTTCCATTGTTTATAAGCCGTATTCCCTTGCAACGTCTTCTGGTTTCAAAACTGTAATGTGATTACGTGTTGACCATTCTTTTGCTTGCTCTGCGGATACGTAGTTGATACCAACTTTTACTTGGCCTACACCCATCCAGGATACGTTCTTAGTTGACTTAATTGCAACTTTTTCTTTACCTTGTTTAGGTTCAGCAGGTTTTTCTTTTTTAGTTCTTGGTTGTTTTCCAACACCAATGGCACCAGTTGATAATGGAGCAAGTCCTTCAACAAGGTCTTCAACTGCTTGTTTTTTATCTTCTGGAATTAATGCTTCGCCTGGGGCTAACAATGCTGGTTGGATTTCTTCTATAACTTCTTCTACAATATCTTCAACAATTGCGTCTTGAATAGTATTTTCTTCAACTGTTTCTGGTGTTTGTAGATCTAAATCTTTGTCTAATTCTGACATATATTCCTCCTTGTAGTATTATATCATTTAATTAAATATTAAAGGGAGTAAGAAATTAATCCTACTCCCCTTAAAATTGTATTACAGATTAGGCTATTCGCCTGCTGCATCCGCATAAGCGACTGCATCTAGTTCTTCCCATTGAATACCGAAACGAACGAAAACTGTATATTCTACAGTATCTTTCTTTGGTCTGTATTCGCGGTTAACTGTGATGTCGCGTTGGAAACCCCATACACGGTTAGCAGGGAATGTCAAATCGACATATCCTGCAGGGTAGTAAGGAACTTCTTGAACATCAATTCCGAGTACACGTGTTGTACGTGCTCCTCCGAATGTTTGTGCGTTACCATCAAGGTATGCTTGACGATTTGCTTCTGTACCTGGACCTTTATTTACAAAGGCTTCGGCAATTGCATCGGCAAGAGTACCATTGTTTTTAACAATACCTTGGAAAACGTCTGTACCTGCGTAGAACTTAAGATTATTCTTAAGTGCACGGTACTTACGTGGCATTGCAAGAATTATATCTTGCAGTGTG